AATATATCAAAGTAATAGGTTGTGCATTTGTATTAGCTATTCCACTTGCCTATTAAGGGGGGAAAAACGAAGCGTGTCAATATGTGGTCGATCTGAAAAAAGGTGATTGCTTTGGTTGTCAAAGAGTTATGTTGGAATAGGTGTGAGCGGATAGGAAAAACGAAGCGTTTACATCGCTTTACATTGGGCTTACATTTTAACTTCGTTTGAACACCGTTCAAATGGGATACTTTACATCTCAAGTTAAACATGGAAGGAATCAGGCTTTAAATTGCCGATTAATTGGTGTAAATAGGTTCCGGTCAACTCCCATCTACAAATGTAGTCAAATACCACGGTTTATGCAAATTGAATAGAGAGTACCAGCATGTATTTTCCTTTTTCATTTATCCAAATTATTCCATATATGATATATTTGGTATATTTGCAACAAAATAAATGCAATAACTATGACTAAAATTGTTCATGTACACCTGATTTATGAGAAAAAGAACCTCTATTTTGGCAGTATATCTGCTATATTTGAGAGTTTGACCGAGGAACAGGTCGGTATCACTAAAAGCAGTCTATTACATGCTGGATTGACTGATGGAACGGTTAAATACACTAAACGTGCGATGATTATCCAGTCACACTTGATAAAGACCACCAGGAAGGGATAGAAACCCTTAAAACGCATTAAAAGCCGCATTTCGCGGCTTTTTTTGTACCCATTCCACTCAAAACACGAAAAGAATCCCTTTGAACGGTTTAAATAGTTAAAAAAACGGGAAGGAGTGACACTTGGAGTGACGTTTGGGGTGACAAAAAACAGCATGGAAAAACGAAACGTTTTGAATGGTGTGACATTTGGAGTGACATTTTGCACTGCTTTTGATAGTTATTATTGCAAGAATATATCTTTGCTGTATGCTGATTTAGTTTGTTATGGTTCTATTTGAGGGGGTAAACTATATTATTTCAATAATAATTTACGCCCCTATAATTTAGTATATTCGCTTATAAAACAATTATTTAGGTATTTTGGCTCTCTCACACCGCAAAACACACTTTAGCCGGCATTCGCAGTTAATGAATCGCTCACACCTGAAACAAAGTTGTCTTTTTCCTTTTCAAATTGTGCGATCTTCTGCTTGAGCATCCCTATTTCTTCTGCCTGTTCTGTTATTGTAGAAAGAAATCTATCTATCATTTCAGGGGGGATATTTTGTCCAGTGCTTTTCTCCTCGTTACCTCTTATTTCTGATTTATGGGCAAATTGTGTGCTTGTAGGGATATTTGTATTATCTGTTTTAATCATATCTCCCTCACCTCTCAATAGCCACTCAGCCGATAATTCGGGATATAGGGTTAATATTTTAACTATCATTTCTCCGCCTGGCTGTGATGCCATATTTTTCCCTTTAAAGTTGCTGGGTTGTATGCCAGTAGCTTCAAAGAAATCAATCTTTCTTATGCCCTGCCCTTTTAAAAAAGTCAGAATTTTATCTTTTATGGTTAAAATATCGCCCATAATTATTTTGAGGTTAAAATTTTATCCTTATATTTGCAACGTGTTCAGAATCTGAACGCCGCCCCAAAGCTACAAAAAAGGCTTGAGGTGACAATGAGAAGAACTTAAATAATATAGATGTATGAAAGTAAGAATAGTCGTAGAATACGGTGAGGTGAGTAAAATCGCCGGTCTACTGGGGTGTTCCCCGGAGATGGTCACTCATTCCCTTGCGTTTCGCAAGAATAGCAAGTTGGCCCGTTCCATCCGTAAGCTGGCGTTGGATCGTGGTGGTTCAAAAGTAGGTGATAATCCTCAAAAAACAGACAGCCATGAAAAGTGATTTAATGGAAATCTTCGGAACGCAGGTTCGATGGTTTGCTGGCCTGGACGTGAAGCAACGCTTTTACGTGCTTTACTTCCTTTTTAGCTTCTCCCTTCTTCTTTTGGTGAATTGCGATAGCCTGGCACTGACATTCATTTTAGTGCTGAATTTTTTGGGGGCTGTACGTAGGTTAAAATACGTTCCCCTCGATGGATTAGAGGATTAATGTAGAACAAGGAAATGGAATATTATAAGAAAGCATTGTGCATGACCTATGAGGAACTGACCTCTGGGGATGATCCTGTGATACGGGGTGCTACTTTACGGCAAAACGTCTATCGCGGCAATATCCAAAGCGCTCACCGTGGTGGTGGCGAAGGTGGATACGCATTGTATATCTATTCCTCTTTTCCTGAAAAGTATAAGCAACGCTGGGTTGAACGTAACGGTGACCCTGAAGAACAAATGCACAAAGAAATGATACGTAGCAAGGTACAAAAAGACGAGGATGCCGAAAAATTCTTCGAATCCTATCGGTATGACAAAAACGGTGAAAATGTTCCTCTCCCGGATATCGTACAAACGGAATATGTAAGGAACGCTTCGGTGTTGAACACATTATTCCGCGATTTGAACCGTCTGACTTCTTCAACCAATAAACTGAATGGTGGTCGCCGTAACCTTTGGGAGATTCTTCTTTCCACATGTGAATTGCTTCGAGAGGAATATGGTCATACCCTTCCGGGCAGTGTTGGCCGTTTAAAGGCACTTATGGCGAAATATAAGCCTAATAATTACGAGAAATTAATCAGCGGCAAGTATGGAAACAAAAACACGTTGAAGATCGATGAGGAAGCCGGACGTTTTCTCATAGCCCTGAAGCGTAGCCGGGTTCCTGTTTATACCGACATGCAGATATTCGAGGAATACAACCGCGTCGCTCCTGAAAAGGAATGGAAACTGCTGAAAAGCCCTCGTAGTCTTCGTGAATGGCTTAATAGTCCCCGTATCGAGCCGTTATGGTACGATGCTGTATATGGGGAGATGAAAGCCCATCAGCGTTATGGCCGTAAGCATAAAACCGAACTTCCGCCCCGTCGTGACAGCCTTTGGTATGGTGATGGAACAAAGTTGAACCTTTACTATAAAGACGAAAATGGCAACGTACGTACGACTCAGGTTTATGAGGTGATTGATGCTTATAGCGAAATCTTTTTGGGATTCCATATCAGTGATCATGAGGATTATGAAGCGCAGTATCACGCTTATCGCATGGCTCTTCAAGTGAGCGGGCATAAACCTTACGAACTGGTTCATGATAACCAGGGAGGTCACAAGAAACTGGAACGCGTATCTGATGGGTTACTGGGTAAGATAAGCCATATCCACCGTCCGACTGCTCCATATAGCGGTCAATCCAAAACGATAGAATCAGTGTTCGGACGTTTTCAGGCTCAGGTGTTACACAAAGACTGGCGCTTTACCGGTGGTAATATTACAGACAAGAAAGATTCCAGCCGCCCGAACATTGAATTTATCGAGGCGAATAAGGACCAGCTTTACACCCTTGCGGAATTGAAAGAAAAATATGTGCAGGCCCGTCAGGAGTGGTGCGAAATGAAACACCCCGCTACAGGTATCCCTCGGATTGAAATGTACAATAACAGTGTGAACGAAGAGACCGAGGTGGTTACCGCGCGCGATATGGTGGATATCTTCTGGGTGATGACAGATCGTCCCAGTACATTTACCTCCGGTGGCATCGAGGTTACGATCGGCGGAAAGAAACGCACTTACGAGGTTTATTCCTCACCGGGTACGCCTGACCATGTTTGGCGCCGTCAAAACACCTACAAACAGTTCTATGTCAAATATGATCCCTATGATTTTGGTAGTGTCCGGTTGTACTGGAAAGACAAGGGAGGTGAAATGCGATTCGAACGCGTTGCCGAACCGTACATGGTTATCCATCGTGGTATTCAGGACCAGACGGAAGGCGAAGCTGCTTTCATCCGTAGGGAACAGGATGCCAACATACAAGACCGTATCGAACGCCAAGTGACTGCAAAGGAAATCGAGTATGAATTCGGTGTTGCTCCTGAACAACATGGCTTAAAGACTCCCAAACTGAAAGGCATTACTGCTGAAGTACAGCGCCAGATAGACCGACGAACGAAAAAATACAGTCAACCCGCAGATGAAATTTCACTGGGCCGTTCGACAAAAGTAATCAGCAACGTGACTTGGGATCAGCTTGGCAGGAAGGAAGTGGATCAACGAAAAATAGTAGGAAAATTATAATAAGAAATATTTTAAGAAAAAAGTTATGAGCAATTTAAAAAGACAAGAAAAAGATGCCATTCGTGAAAGCCTGCAGGCTTATGTGAACAAGTATCCCAGTCAGACAAAGGCTGCCGGTAGTTTGAAGAATATCAGTGTCGGTACCGTGAGTAATATTCTGAATGGATTGTATGAAAAAATCAGCGATGACATGTTCCGTAACGTGGCTTCACAGGTGAAGAACATTAGCACTTCCGGTTGGCAGATCGTAGAAACCGGAGCATATCAGGAGATTACCGGAGTTTTAGCCGATGCGCAACGTTGGCGTAATGTAACATGGGTGGTCGGTGAAGCCGGTTGTGGTAAGAGTACCACATCGCGTGTCTACCTACAAGAACATAAGGAAGTATTCTACATCCTTTGCTCCGAGGATATGAAAAAAGGCGACTTCGTTCGTGAAATTGCCCGTACCGTTGGTATTCGGACGGAAGGCTGCAATATACGCGAAGTGTGGAGCCTTATTCTGGACGATATCATCCAAATGGATGCACCCTTGTTGGTGTTCGATGAAGCCGACAAACTGACAGAACCGGTGTTCCACTACTTTATCAGCCTGTACAACAAACTAGAGGAAAAGTGCGGTGTCGTTTTCCTAAGCACCGATTATATCGCCAAACGTATCAGTAATGGCCTGAAATACCGGAAGCCCGGTTATAAAGAGTTTTACAGCCGTATCGGACGCAAGTTTTACGAGTTGGAGCCGACAGATGCGAACGATGTCTATACTATTTGTACGGCCAACGGAGTGACGGAAAAGAAAGATATTGACTGTGTGATGAAAGAAGCTGCCGACTGTGAATTCGACTTGAGGCGTGTCAAGAAGTCGATACATAAAGTTAAGCGCATGAGTGAATAATCCCGTTCAAACACCGTTCAAACATAATTTTAAGCGTATGGAAAACAAATTTGAATATTTAATGATAGACGGACGCGGACAACTGCCCGAGCCTTGGAGTAATTATCCGGTTCTAACGGATTACGAGACGGTTACCATCTATCGTAATGGTCGTAACTATTTGGATGCCCTTGTCGGGCAACAGGACGGTTGGTGGACCGCTGGCGTTCACATGCAGATAGGTGGATCCGGCGGCGGTTTCAACCCTGGTCGCAAATGGGGACAGTTTGCGAATCGTGATAATGCCCTCCTTTGGGCATTAGGCTGGATGCTCTCCAGCAATAAACTACAAGGTGCCGCACGTCAGGCAGTTCTTGACAAAATCGACAGTATCCGGCAATTAAAACTTTTCTAAGCATGAAACGAGCATTGAATGTCAGGGATATCCTGAATAAGAAATACAAGGTATTTCCTTTTGAGGGAAAGTGGCGTGACGCTTTTGATACGCCGGAGTGTACAGGTGTATGGTTCGTATGGGGCTCAAGTGGGAACGGCAAGAGTTCTTTTGTGATGCAACTCTGCAAGGAGCTTTGCAAATACGATCGTGTTGCTTTTAATTCCCTGGAAGAAGGAACCTGCCTAACGGTACAGAATAGCCTGAAACGCTTCGGTATGGCCGAGGTAAGCCGCCGATTAAACTTTATCAAGGAAGATATTCCATCGTTACGGGAACGCCTTCGCCGGCATAAGAGCTACAACATTGTAATCATCGACAGCTTCCAATATACGCAGATGACGTATAAGGACTATATTCAGTTAAAGGAGGAATTTCCGGACAAACTGTTCGTCTTCATCAGCCATGCACGCGGCAAGAACCCCAAAGGTGATGCAGCTACCAGTGTGATGTATGACGCTGACCTAAAAATATGGGTGGAAGGCCATATCGCATTCAGCAAAGGGAGATACCAGGGGAACACCGGTAAATATACGATTTGGGATCAGGGAGCTATCGAGTATTGGGGAGAAGGTTTAACCAGAGTAAAAAACAAGTAAATGGACACATATACAGGAAATGAAGTATTTCAGATACTAATAAAGAAAAGTGAGGCCCGGGACATCGTAGAAGACTGGGCTGAAAGAAATATGGACTGTGACCTGCGTTTTCGTAAGGCAAAAACACGTGGTCATGTTGTAATTGAGTTGAAGGATGTAGTATACGCTAATAATATTCGTATATGGCATCCAGGCTGTCAAATAGAGATTAAAAAACAGTGAAAAATGGAAGAGACAGTAGAAAAAATCATCAAGGAAGCAATGGAGCGTGTGAAGAATTACACCTTGAGCGACCAACACTGGATACTTACAGAAGTATCCGATCGATTACGAAACAACGCGGACGAATGCCTTCAAATGGAGTATTTTAATGTAAATATCGACGATTATGAGTAAACAGATAAAGCTGGTGGAGCTGGTTTCACCGAGTTACAAGCAGGGCAAAGAACTGGTTGTAAGCAAAGGGCATACTTGTGGGTATTGTCATGGTAATGGTTGGTTCTGGGGAGTCGATGAATTTCGTGATAGGGTGAAAAATACTTGCCCCTTGTGTGAAGGAAGCGGAATGCTTGATGCGATTGTAACTATTGAGTGGAAGCCTTCAAATAAGTAATGCCATGAGAAAAGAATATTATAATTATTTTGTGAAAATGCCTGCGGTGATTCATGAGGTATTCCGGGAGAAAGTATCCGACTATCATTTCTCGGATATGAGCGCGGTAATGAATCATCTTATTGCGTCCTATATCCGCATGTGTGACGGAAAGAAGATTTCTAAACCGACACGACGTATCCTGTCGCATATAGAAAGAATCCCTGATATGGAATTTTTCTTTCGCCGTCAGGAGAAATCGATATTAGGCTTCGAGATGGACCATAGCCTTGCCGATGGATTACAACGTGCCATTGTGGTAAGTGGTTTTGGCAATCGTACCAAACTGGCCATTTATCTGATATGCTCTTTTATATCCAGCGCTGACGTGACACTACGTGCGCTTTCGGTAGAACTCGCTTCTGCTTCCATCCTTAGAGACCCGGATACATATCTCATTCATACCTATGTAAGCCATTACCAGTATGTGTTTCTCAAAGAAACAGCGATAGCCCAGCGATTGAGTATGGAGGGTATGCTGACAGCAGCAGCAGAGTTGCTTGTGAGGACGAACGAAGCGGATACCGGTTATTATACGCCGAATGTTCTTCAACAGATAATTGAGCGGGTACTTACTATAAAAGGCAGTACGTTAAAGGATTTCCGGAGGCAGCAACAAGTAAGTATCCGTACAAACACTATCGGATCCGATCGTATTCGTGCTTTTATGCAAAAGCATGATATTACGTCTCCCCGGGAATTTCTCCGTCGGGTGGTCTTGTTTTTCCTGGAAGCTCGTTATCTGATTTATCGGAAAGAAGTGGCACCACAAGAGGATGACTTCTCCAAAGACGAACAACCGGATTGGGAAGATACTTTGTACAGTCAGTGCCAGAAAAGAGATTTTGCAAGATCGATATATAGTCTTTAATAATTAAAAAATTAAGAAAATGATTACAGAAAAACAAAAAGAGGAATTAAAGAGTCTCACAGAGAAAGTGGACGCTTATTGCAATGAGAACGGCATCAGTATCCTTATGGTGGCTGCCGTGACAGAAGAACACTCTACTGGTCTTGAACAAATATACAGTAGCGTGGTGCAGGGCAAAGGTAAACATATCATTGGTTCGCTTATTGGAGCTATCAAAGCGGAAAGCAGGTTAAGTTCATTATTGGCTGTAGCTTTTACCGAAGCTGATCAAGTAAGCACGAACATTATTCCGATGAATAATATAAATGTCAATTTGAATAGAAATGAACTATGATTGATAATACAAAAGAATACATTGCCTGTTCTGCCATTCATTACGACAATGGGATAAAATACCCATTTATGGGAGTTTACGGAATTAAGTCCGGATTTATAATTTGCGGGCTTCGGCATCCTTATATCTGTGCTATTTTGCCTACGAATGTATATTACGAGAGAGATACAGAAAGATCAAAGGTGCTTTCCGTGAAGTGGGACAATTCTGTAGAAGTTCATAAAACAACTCAAGGTTTTATGACATCTTATGGTCGCTTTGTTGACCGGAAAGAGGCAAGAGAGATAGCCATTGATTGCGGCCAGTGCAAAGAAGAAGAAGTACGATCTGATAGTCTTTATTCAGAGGATGTATTTAAGTACCAGAAATTTTATGCTGAATAATATAATTAATCATATATGAAACAGACCATAGAAGAAGCAAAGCGCGAATATATCGAGAAGCACGTCTCTCGTAATGAATACGCAAGTTTTGGAGAAGCCTTTGAAGCTGGTGCAGAATGGCAGGCAAAACAATCCCCGTGGATAAGTGTAAAGGAACGACTACCCAATAATGATGAAAACATATTTTATACAAATCATCTTAGTGGAGCATTAGGGGTTGGATTTTACGTTAATGAAAAATGGTATCAAGCATATACAGAAGGTTATATATATGTAATTACCCACTGGATGCCGATACCGAAGTTTAAGTAATAACAAGAAAGCCATGAGTGAAATCAATAAACGAAAAAAGGTCTGTCCACGTTGCGGGCGTAAACTTTGGATGCGCGAGTTCTCCACGTTGAAAAACGGCTCCCGTAGTTCATGGTGTCACGAGTGTATTTTGGAGTATAAGCGTGAACAGTACCTGAAACATCGGAAAGTGCCTGATGGTACTTTCATGCACCAGACGCTGGACCGGGTAGTGGAGCATAATGGATATTCTACCCGCATCTTCTGGAATGGGAACATGCTTTCCCTCATGCGTCGATACTATCACAACACCATCAACCGGGAGTTGGCCGAGATGCTTGGTGTTTCTGAACGGAGTGTCACCCGAAAAGCCCGTGAACTCGGTCTGGTAAAAGACAAGGATTTCGTTTCTGCAATTAGCAAAGAACACTTGATGCTCGCTAATGCCCGTAGCAAGGAACTCGGATATCCGGGCGGTTTTACTAAGGGAATGAAGTTCAGAGGAAATCAATATACCGGAAGAATTAGAGAAGAATAATTTAAAGCGAATGTGACATGCAAATAGACATCAATACCAAGAAACTTGTAAGAAAGCCCGAGAATTATGGGGCTTTTTACAGCCTTTTGAACCGCCTTCCCACGTCCGATCGGGATGCACTGAAGGAAAGTGTAGTGTTACAGTATACGGATAATCGTACCTCCAGTTTGCGCGAAATGACTCTCCAGGAGTATAACGCTGCCGTTGCCGGTATGCAGAAACTGGTACCGCCTACTTACCAGGAACAGTTGATTAAAATACGTCGCCAGAAGCGTTCCGCTGTACTTCATCAGATGCAACTGCTGGGCATTAATACATCAAACTGGGATAATGTCAATTCTTTTTGCATGGATAGTCGTATCGCTGGTAAAGAGTTCCGGGATTTGGACTGTGAAGAACTGGATGCACTGCAGGTGAAGATGCGTGCCATCCGCCGTAAGAAAGAAAAATAATAATCACCATTAATTTTTGAAATATGAAAGGAATTGAAGTATTAAAAGAACTTTCCGCAAAGGAAAGAAAAGAGTTGTTGAAACAGCTACAACAGGAAGAAAAAGAAGACCAGCGTAGTCGTCGTGAAGCGTATGAAACCTTACGCCATCAGTTCACCTTTGACGTTGAAAGCAAATTGATGCCAATCGTGAATAACGTGCAAGGATTTTATGACTGGATTGTCGGAGAGAGTGAAGCCTTCCGCAACGTGATGCGAGATTATGGCCAGTTGCGCCGTGGAGAAGAACAATCCAGTTTTACCGTAGTGGATGAAAACTTTAAATTGGAAGTTAAAAGTAACAAGGTTAAAAGTTTCGATGAGCGTGCCGATCTTGCTGCAGAACGTTTGATCAACTACCTGAAGGATTATGTAGGTCGTACTGATAAAGGAGTCGATGACCCGATGTACCAGCTCGCCATGACATTGCTGGAACGCAATAAACAGGGTGATCTCGACTATAAGTCCATCAGTAAGCTCTATGAGTTGGAGAGCCGTTTTGACACGGAATATGCTGATATCATGCAGCTTTTCAAAGAGAGTAACGTCGTCTACAAGACAGCTACCAACTATTACTTTTATAAACGCGATTTGAACAGTGTTTGGCGTCGTATTGAACCCTCTTTCTGCCGTCTGTAGTTATGGAAACGACAAAGAATATTGCACCGCATGTCATGGCCTGTAAGCGTTGTGAAGGCAAGGGACGTACTTTCTCTCCAGACCAATACGGAATTTCTGTTTCCGTCAAATGCCCCGTTTGTCAGGGAAGCGGTCGGGTAAAAGTACAAAGTAAGGTAATCACCCGTGTTGAGCCGTTTGTTCCGGGAAAAGATGATACCGAGATGCTAACTATGTGATTTTGTTCACATACTGAACTGAAAAAACGCCGTACTCTTTGGAATACGGCGTTTTTTTTGTTATATGCACTGTTAAATAGCTAATTTTGCAACATATACCGAGACATATATGCCTAAAGGACGTGATAAAGAATTGATAGAACTTCGTGATGAAGCCCTGTGCCGCCGCTACTATTACTGGACGGAAGTACAGCGCTTACGCTTTGACGACGCTTTGAAAGTGTTATCAAAGCAGGAATTTTTCATCTCTGAAGAGCGTATCATGTCAATCATCCGGCGCAAGTGCCGTGAATTGAATGACCTGGAGATAAAGCCCGTTCCGAAGGTAAAGAAACCCCGTCTGACTGCCGTTCAACTCTCTCTCTTTACCGGAGAGTGAATTTCTTTAATCCCTCCTGCATGGCAGATTCATCGTGCAGGGTAAAGGAAAACATCGTTTCATAGACTTTTATGTTTCCCGGTAGTGAATAATCCCTGCTTTTTACTCTGACAAGCGGGGTCGCTTCTTCTACGCATTGGAATCCCTGCAGTGCCTTGTACAATTCCTTCGCTTTTAGCTGGCGTTCCCTTACTTTCTGATAAGTGCCGGACGTGTAGTGAGTGTCATCGTAGCAGTCGATGGCCAGACGCACGGTGACGAGAGACTCGCTTTTCTGTACCCCGTAACCGATATCGTTCCAGTCCGATTCCGTATTTCCAATAAGTACGCAGGGGAATGTGACCGGATAACTGTCCTGGTCTTCGGTTGGTTCCAACTGTCCGTAATCCTCATCGATGTAAGAGAGTTCCGGCATCATTTCAGCGATGTGTTCCATAATCGCAATGAATATTTCTTCCATGATTTATGAATTTAAAATGTTTCTGATTTCGTTTTCTGTTTTTTCTGTTATCTTATCGGACAGTTCCTGACTCTCTCCGATGAACTGACGTTTCGGAATCTTGATCCGAAGAGTTTTCTTTTTAGTCAGTGCAAGCCCTTTCCAGCGTGATGCCTCCGGATTCTCCTGCTCTTTCTCCTTTCCCTTAGAATCTTTCTTTTTGCCCTTTTTCTTGCCCTTATCGGCCTTTTGTGCCTTACCTGTTGCCTCATAATACTTCGCCCATGCAAAACGCCGCATTTGGGCTGTAATGGTTGGATGTACTGTCCCTCCCCAGTTGTGTACCGGCGCATATATAAGTTCATCGGACACTTTCACCCGGTAATCTCCGGGCATATATTTTATGGAGCTGAACATGTGGTTCCGGCTTGATAATAAAGTCCCGTATTGACTGGCCGTATCTTTGCCACCTAAAGAAAGTCTTTTTGCTTTCTTCCAGGGACGCAATCCGTTATTGACAAAGCCACTTTTGCGGAAATTGTCTTGGTAATGGTCTTTAGCCATACGTCCGGCTAATACCGGCATCTTGCGTTTCATCAATTCATCCAGCTCTTTACGCTTGGCTTTTATCTGATTCGAAAATTCTTTTATATCCATAAATTACATTGTTTCAAAAATAATTTTATACCTTTGCAAACAAGGCTTTTATTATTTGCCTTTTTGCATTATGAAAGTACCCGAACAAATAAAGAGCGAGGCCCGATGGCTTATTGAGCAATACGGCGATTCCTTCGATTATCTTGGTAATTACGAAGGTCAGGAGGCGTATTTGTTTAAGTTCCCTGAAGATTCGTGTACCGGTTTCCCTTTTGTCTATTTATTCAAGAATGGTCATGTCACAGAAATAACAGGCTTTGAATCTCTTGATATTATAGGGCTACTTATCAAATATGTCGACATGATCGATGTTGAATAGCTTGTTATCTATCCGCATAACACCACTGGCAGTATACGTTTTTGTCTTTCCTGCATTGCAAAGCCAGTTGACATTTCGTGCTTCCCTGCCTGAACCTTTCTGATTATCATGTTGTGGCTCTATATATCTTAGTTCACCATCAGCGAATCTCTGCAATATGGTAGCGTGCCCTCCTCCTCCTTTCCAGAATATCACTAATTCGTAAACACCCTCCTCCTTACACATTTCGTTAAAGAATTGCATGTAGCGTTTTTCTGTCATTTGAAGATAGCCTTTTGCTGCAAGCCAGTCATTGATACTGTTGTGCTTGGCGGGTGTCCCATCTATATTCTTCCAGACTTCCCAAGCGTTCATTCCTTTGCTTAAGTAATTGAGTTTAGAGCCCGGGGTATTGGACTTGGCCGTAATATTGAATCCTTTGAGGCGCAATGCGTAGGCAGGCGTACAGGTTTGGCAGTTGATGCCATATCCTCGTTCCTTCCCGTAATTCGGATTTGCGTTCTGTTTGTCGGCTTCTTCCACAGTCATCGGTTTCCCTTTGGTGATTTTGAGTGCTTTTTCTAATTCCAGGTTATGTCTGGCTATGGCTTCCTTCTCTTCCACTGTGAGGTTTTTCGGCATTTCCGCGATCATTTCCTTGATACGTTTTGTCAACTTATCCACAGCTTTCTCGGCTCCCTGGTGTGCTTCCTTTTGATAAGGGTGGCTGTTGGAAAACAGTTTGGCATCTTTCCCGGGATTATTATCCAGCCCCGGAGCAGGCTTGTTTTCCAATCCGCTTCCCGGTACCGGTGTCGGCTTCTCATCTGTTGATGAAAGGTTACATTTACAGTTCCATCTGTCCCCGGGCTTATGCTCATCCCAAAACGTGTCATCAATGGGGCGTATGGTTCCCCAGAATATTTTATGATCCGCTCCCGGATGTATGGATGTGGATGGCATCCATTTTAAATTCGGAAGTATATCTTTCTCCCTCTCGAACTGTCTCCAGTCCGCAGCCTGGTGCGCGCGTATGACTGCAGTATCATATTCGGTACGTAGCCAGTGGCGCATCTGGTGGTCGGCAATAGGCATGACTTCCTTCATCCATTGTTCAAAAGGTTTTAAATTCCCGTTTTTATCCAGCAGTAATGCCGCCATGTCATTCTGTGCCCGATGTACTTTGAAAGCCGAGAATACAGCGTTATTTTTCCTTATTTCCTGATAAAAGTCATAATCCGGATCATCCGGTGTTCGTTTCTGAAAACCTTTATCCGTGGCATTATTCATCGTTTCCCATACTGAATTGAACATGTTTTCTTCAATGTCATTCATCGGGTGAAAGTCTTTACTATAAATGTTCTTCAGGGCTTTTTTCAGAACTTCCTCATCAAAGGAAAAGGAAGATGCTACTTCTTTATCTTTATTTTCAAATAGATAAAGGTCATTCATTACCACTCTAAAGCTGCCCCGTCTTTCCCCGGGGCTTTCCCGAAAAAACGTTTCAGCCAGTTGTATGCGTTTTTAACGGCATTTACTTTCTCTTTTTGTACATCTTTACCAGGTTTCTTTTCCACTTTGGTTTTATCCTCCGGATCCGGATCATCCTCCGGAGTCTCGATGGCTTTAGCTTTTGCCGCATCGATCTCAAGTGTCTTTTCTTCCTGCTGTTTTTTCAGTTTGTCATAATTATCCGGCTTTTCGACTCCGAATTCTTCATAGAGATAGTCATCATTTACCGGCAAGTTAAAGTTCGTTTTCAATTGCGTGAGGATAGTCATTTTCTGGCTCGGTTCAATATCCTTCTTTTCCGGATAACAGAATTCCCCGCCGTCGGTATTAATGCCCATGGCCGCAAAAATATCCGTCATGTTATAGTTGAGTACATCCAGAATATCCTGCCGGTCTGATTCCGATACTTTGTCCTCCACTTTTTTGTGTACTGTTCCAAGAGCCTGCGTGCCGTTTTCGGAAGATTCGGTAGTCAGCGTATTGCCCAGGAATAATTTGGAAATCTCACTGTTGCACCGTTCGCAAAGTTTATCGTACAGGTCAGAACTCCCGGTTTTGTTGGCTGCTTCCCTTAGCTCCATGACCGTTTCCTGTGCATGTACGAACACCGACATGCTTCCGGTACTTTCCGCGTCAGCGAGTGCCCTTTGCCGTGCTTCATCGTCATCGGTCGGGTAAGTATACTCCCTGATAGGTGCCCCAAATATCTCCGCGAACTGCGCCCAGTCTGCAACGTCGTTACGCTTGTAAATTACCCAGATGGCAGCTTTGGCCAACAGTCCCAAATCATCCGGTGAACCGACAAATAATAAGTCCGGGTATTCGTCCCAGGAGGTACCGGTTATATCGGTTTGGTGGCGCATGATAATCCGACGTATCGGGTCAACATGTTTGCGCGGTATCAAGTCGTAGTTTATCCATTCCCCTTGCCGATAGAACTGCATCAGGGAAAATCCCCATATTTTCGCATCCAGGATATCAGCTATCAACCGGCGGAACCAAGGGGAGCGTATTTGCTCATTTACCCGCTTGTCCGGTTTACCATTCCGCTGGAATTCGATGGCGGATGAAAGTACGGCATTTTTTCGCTTTTCGATGACACTGGAGAGATGCGTATCCATCAATATGTCACTGAACAGGTCATATAGCTTGTAACGTCTGGAGTAGTCCACGTTTTCAAATGACCGTATTGCTGACATGTAATCTGCAATATCGATACCGAAGCGTTTCGGCTGTGTTAAAACAATTGTAGCGGGACCTTTTTGCCCGGGTCTCGGCGTATTTCCGCTCATGGTTATTTTCCCGGCCCTGTTATTCTTCTTTTTCATCTTACCAGTGATTTACCCGTTTCCGGTTGCTTTTCATTAAAAAATTGGATTTGTTTGCCCTGACTTCTTCCGGCAACAGTGGTGCCCCGTCGATTGAGATATCTTCATTCGCTACGGCCTCCATCCATTCCACAGCCCGTTCGTATCTTTCCTTGCGGATACCCTTTATGCTCTGCGGGTTATGAATACTGATGATATGATAGATGGCGATGTCAATAGCCATCATCAGAACCAGCTGGTTCCTTTCCTTACCGGTGGTCCCGAATATCTTGTCACAGTCATAGCGTTTTGAGAGATAGCAGCGCATCTCGGCGACGGCGCGGTCTTCACATATCTCCACGACAGCTTCGTCCTCCCTTGTTACGGCATCCAGTATTTCCTTGTGGATGCTCGCGTCATAGTCCTTAAGATCGATAAATTGGCTCATAAGAAAAAAGTATTTGGTTTATAATCTGTACTTGTTTTGTGACCGCGTATTCTTCCTGGACAGGATGGCGGGTTTCTCCGCCTGCCTTATCTTTTTGTCAATGACACGGTTTCCTCCCTCTACGCAGTCAGGACCATCGGCCGGATAAGTCAGCTGGAGACTGAACAGTTTAAATTGCTCCGCCATCCGTTTCATGTGCGGGTTATCCTTCTCCGCTTCGTTTAGTATCAGGTTTCCCTCCCGGTTAAGCGGTTCGAGATTCGCTTCGATACGCGTGGCCTTGTCTGTCTTTTTTTCTTCGTCTCCCTGAATGTAAAGAGAAATTTTTCTTTCCCTCCGGATCCGACGCACGATGGGTTGAAATACCTGCTGGAAAAAAGGATCCTGCAGTTTGTTATTCTCCATGTAGCAGTATACGGTGGTTTTCCCTCCAACGAACTCCAGCAGCTTGATGTACCACTCGATGAACTCCGCGTTCAGCCCACGGTCCAGGAATGCTTTTATCAGGTACAGTTTTCCTGCCAGCTTTCCGAGCAGGCATACCGTTTTGGTGGAGCTCTTTTTGGTTTTATTCTCTCCCGGTGCCGGGTCTCCGTAGATTATTACAAACTTGAATTTAGAGAGTGCCGGAACTTTCCCGTAGGTGAGTTCCTCGAATACGCCTCCATCCACTACCGGGTTATTATAAAATTCCTTTTGCTGCGCTGCCGCACTGACCAGAGACAGGAACAAGTCTATGTCTTCTTCCGAATTCTTTTCGGGCCATACGGAAAGCCCGTTTTTGTCCCGGATGTTGATAATATCCACATGCCCGATACCTTTCGCCTTTAATTCCGTGGCTTTCTCGATAGCCTTTTTAATGCAGCAATCCAAAGCAATGATATTCCCGTTGAATAGTATGCGATAGTTTCCACTGACGGACATGGTTGGTATCAGCGCTTCCTCCAGCCACTTCCATTTTGTTTTGATACGCTCCGGATTGCGGCATTCTTCATCGGTATCAATATCATCCACCAATATGAAGTCCGGACGAAAGTTCTTGTTACGGGTACCACGTGGAGACTGCCCGGCACCGATGGCCCTGAAGGAACATCCGCACAGGCAGGTGAATTCTCCCGTTTCCCAGGCTCCCGGCTTCTTTTGTGAACCGTAGTCCTGGATGATACGCTGGTTCTCCTCGAAGTTCGCCATAAATGGCAACAACAGCCTTTCCGCATTATCCGCAGAGTTAGAGATGAGCAGGACGTTCCGCACTTTTTTTGTCAGTGCCAGTTTGGATATCTCCATCATGGAGCGTGCCGACTTGGCCAGCTCCCGCGACCATGCCCGTACTTCATACCATCGGTTGTTCTTCATTAACCGCCTCGTGGCCTTCTTATGGAAATCTGCCGGTTCGCATGAATAATACATTGCGAAATAATACCTGAACCATTCCTCATCGTCCTTTTCCAGTCTTTCCCGGCGTGCCTTGATATCCGCTTCCGTGTCCGTGGGATTGATTTCCGAACTTTCGCGAACGGATGCTACCAGTTCATTCCAATATTCCAGCGCCGTCCTGTCCTGTGGTGTAAGCCTTTTCTTTGCCATATCAGGAGAGTTTTGATTTGACAAACGCATCCAGTAATGGGGTGATCTCCTTTGCTTGTGTGGGATCGTATGCCCGTACCCATTTGAGCAGGTCAGTGAATACGGAGATGATGTCGGCCAGCCCTACTTCCGTTTCCATTTTCTTGATGGCGTTCGATAGTTTGGATATGGTATCCGCTTCCGCTGTATTCGGATAACGTTCACCGAGCGGCTTCTTGCTGATCGCATCATTCAGCTCTGCCAGCTGCCGGTACATATTTTTAAGCTGTTCCTCCCTTGTGATGGTTATGGAAGCCTTTAATTGCTCCCAATTTCCTTTATTTATCCAGTTGTTCACAGTTACCCGTGACACCCCCACACGCTCGGCTATTTCCGCTTGTGTGAGGGTTTCTTTCGTATAGAGCATCTTCGCCCAGTCTTTCTTTTGCTCGTTCGTAAGTTCGGCCATATTACCTCCTTTTTATTTGCAAATTTGGTAATGAAAAGAGGTGAAAAAAAATGCGTGCCGCATGATGACACTTTAAAAAGTCATGACGGCATTTTAAAGTTACCATGATAAAAAGGCAGTTTGAAAATCGTTTGTAATCCACCTATTTTCGCACCATAAACCTGGGCGAACACCGCCCACAAGTGAAATGAATATGAATAAAATTTTCAATATGATACCCGGCAGGGAAGCCTGCTGCATACTGCTTTACGGAGACATCGGCGACTATGACGATGTGCGTAGCGGAGATATAGCGCGCGAACTGCTGGAAGCCGAATCCGCATACGGGAAGATTGATGTCAGGATAAACAGCAACGGTGGCGATGTATATGCGGGCATCGCCATCTTTAACGCTTTAAAGAACAGCAAAGCCGACATCACCATTTATATCGATGGGATTGCAGCCAGCATGGCTAGTGTGATTGCCCTCTGCGGTAAGCCTGTCCAGATGAGCCGTTATTCCCGTCTGATGCTTCACAGTGTGATGGGCGGATGCTATGGTAACAAAGATGAGATGCGTCGCTGTATTGCGGAAATCGAATCACTGGAAGATACCCTCTGTGAAATGTACGCCACCCGTCTGGGAAAAGGAAAAGACGAAATCCGCTCTACCTATTTTGACGGTACCGACCACTGGTTACGTGCTGATGAAGCACTGGCGCTGGGATTTATTGATGGCATTTATGACGCTGATCCGGTACCGGAAGACAGCACCCCCGACCAAGTATATCAAATATTCAATAACCGGCTGAATAAGCCACAAAACGAAGAACAAATGAATTTAGACGAACTCAAGAAACGTCCGCACTTCAAAAACTGTGCGAGTGATGAAGATTTCCTGCGTGAAATTGGGGTTCTGGAAACAGAAGCCGGTAAAGTTCCCGGTCTGAATACCGAAGTGAACCGTCTGACGGGTGAACTTAAAGTGTTCCAGGATAAAGCGAAAGCGGACGAAGAGAACTCCCGGAAGAAATTGCTGGATGATGCCCAGGAAGATGGCCGTATCGATGCGACCACCCGCCCCATTTATGAGAACCTGCTGGTAAAAGACCGTGAAAACGGTGAAAAAGCGTTGGAAAAGCTGGCTCCGAAACGCAAGGTGATGAATGACCTGCATGTGAATCCTACGGATGAAAGTCCGTGGAACAAACGCCAGCGTGAAATCAAAGAAAAGTTGAACCGTAAATAACAGTATGTTATGGCAATAGTAGTAAGAAATACCAATTACAACGGTGAGGTACTGGAGAAGATCCTGACGCTCGCCGCCACCGGAAATGAAATCGTAGAAAAAGGAATGATCTATGTTATTCCCGGTGTGGAGAAAAAAATCAGCCTTCCGCGTATCAAGAGCGGTAAGATGTTGCAGAAACGTAAGGAAAATCCCCAGATTGAAGACTCGAAAGGCAACTTCAATTACAGTGAGAAATCATTGGATCCGGTGGATTTTATGGCCTTCACAGTGTTTAACCCCCGAGCCTTCGAACATATCTGGCGCAAGTGGCAGCCGAAAGGGAATCTGGTCTTTGCCGAACTCCCTCCGGAGGGTCAGAATGCCCTGTTGGAAGAGTTGATCAAGCAGGTGAAATTCGAGTTGGGCGATCATTATATCAACGGTGAGTTCGGTGACGACGACGACCATTTGATGAATGGTATTTTGACGCAGGCCGCCAAAGATACCGAACTGATTGTCGTTTCCACCAGCAAGACCACAATGCTCGAAAAGTTGAAGGCTGTCCGTAAGGCCATTCCCAAAGCCCTGCGCAGTAACCCGAACCTCCGTCTGGTGATGAGCATTGACGACTTTGACAAATACGATGACGAACTGACCGAGCGTGAGAGCAAGAATGCTTCCGAAACGGATGTAAACAGCAAACGTTACAAGGGTATCACTATCGAGACACTGGCAGCCTGGCCGGATGATCTGATTGTAGCCACCCTCTGTTCTCCGGATGCGGACGGTAACTGGTTCGCCGCAGTCAACCTGCAGGACGATCAGGACGTGATCCAAATCGATAAGATCGCCAACGCCAGTGAGCTTTATTTCTTCAAGTTGCTGATGAAAGCCGATACGAACATCGCGTTCGGTGAGGAAATGGTGGTTCTGGATACCCGTACATCCCCGGCATTCAAGTCTTCGGAAAAGACTCTCGCCTCGGATGTGAACGAACTGTCATTCAAGGCTGCCGGAGAAAGCAAGGAAGTGACAATCACCGCGTCCGGTGAATACAGTGTCAGTGCCGCCCCGGCCGGTTTCACAGTTGTAGGTACCGATGACGGTTTGAAAGTTACCGCTGAAAAGAATACCGGCGGCAAAGCGAAAGCAGGCAACCTGGTTGTGACACTGGATTCCGACAAGACGAAAAAGGTGACCATTGCACTGTCACAAGTAGCAACTGACGTAGAAGCCGGAGGATAAGCGATGGCAAAGATGAAACAATTGGTTCTTCATTGTACTGCCACTCCGGAAGGACGTAAAGTGACATCCGCCGATATCCGTGCCTGGCACACGAACCCGGTATCAAAGGGCGGACGTGGTTGGAAACAAGTCGGATATACCGACATGATTCATCTGGATGGCCGGGTGGAACGTCTAGTAGAAAACAACGAGGATATGAATGTGGATTCCTGGGAAGTTACCAATGGGGCAACCGGCCACAACAGTGTAAGCCGGCACGTTGTCTATGTTGGCGGAGTGGCACGTGACGGAAAAACACCGAAAGACACCCGTACTCCTGCTCAATTGAAAGCCATGGAGGCGTATGTGAAGGACTTCCACCGTCGTTTCCCTTCCGTCCGGATTATCGGTCATAACGAACTGGCAGCGAAAGCCTGCCCGTCGTTTGACGTTCAGAAATGGCTTCAATCAATAGGTATAAGACAAAAATAAAGAGAAGCATGGAACTCAGTGAAATTCTCAACTGGATATTGGGCGGGGGACTTGTGACTACTCTGATAACGTTGATCACCATCGGCCCGACCATAAAGAAAGCGAGGGCGGAAGCCGAGAAAGCAAAAGCCGACACGGAGACAGTGAGGATAGACAACACTGAGCAAGCCACGCGGATATTGATAGAAAATATTGTAGAACCCTTAAAAAAAGAACTTGGTGCGACACGAAGAGAAATGGCGCGTTTACGCAAGGCTATCGACGGTGCGAATGATTGCCAGTACCGTTCTGATTGTCCAGTGCTGTATGAGCTGCGCGACCTCCCGAAGACAGAACCGGACTACTTTGACGAGCCAGTCCGTCCAAAACGGGGACAGCGCAAGAAACATCAGTCGGGGTATGACAATGGCGGGTATCCCGAAATCAGAGCTGACCCTGAAGATTCCGACGACTGACCTTTATGCTCTTCCTCCGGATGCTTCCTTTCACGGAAAGAAAGGCCAGGCTAATGTGGATGTGAAGACACAAGGTGACACGTTGATAGTATACGCCTCCTGTGACAGTCTCCAACGTATTATTGAATGGTACGAATCGGAACTGACGCGCATCCGGAGCGAAACCGTCACGGGTACGGAAACCGTTCAAACGGAGATTAAACACAGATTTAACCCCGTTCAAATGGTACTTATTGCCTTTATCGCCGGAATGGCATCCGGCATGGTATTAATAATTGTAATAAAAAAACACAATGGAAAAAAATAAAAATTTCATTTACGGTATTGCTACCGTCAAGAGTGGTGACCTCCTGATCGGCTGGATTGAAAAAGGCAGCTGGGACTGGGGCGGTACGAAGCCCGAGACTGTGGACGTGGAAGCCGAGCAGGTTCCGGATGCCCCGGTATTGACACTGCTACAGAAAAACGGTCAGATTTCTCCGACGTTCAATATCATCCAGATGGATTATAAGAACATACAGGCAGTGATGGGCGGTACGTTGGTAGGTTCAGAAGATGCCCCTACCGGTTGGAAAGCCCCGACTGACCTGGTACAAAAGTCCGGCAAGTGGACGATTGATTTCGTGTCCGGCCAGACGATGACTATTCCGAACGGTACCATTCTGGCAAACCTTGGCGGCAAATTGGCTCTTACAGAGGTGTCCAAATTGGAATGCCAGCTGAAGATCAATAAACCGGAAGATAATTCCGCTTCCTACGAAATCAACGATACGGCAGCCAAGGCATAACGTATGGACGATACGGTAACAAGGAAAATACAAAGGGAGGCATCGGAGGTAATACTGGATATCGGTGTCTCCCTTCCTTTGAAAGAGTGGCGCATCCCCTTCCGGAAGAAACCGGTACAGTGGCGCGTCACGATGCGCCGTCCGCGCCTGTCGGGGCAGATGTGCATTACACGTATCTACCTTTCGATGGATGTGACTCCCGAGGAACTGGAAGCATTGTCCGGAAAGGATAAGTTACGGTTCATGGCCGATCATGGCGTGGATATCTCGCGCATGATTGCTTACACGCTCTGTCAGGGAGTTATCTCCCGTCGTTTGTTTATCCGCCCGGTAGCATGGTTCCTCAGGGAAGCAGTGGAGCATCGTTTCCTTATCGGCGCAATGAACCGGTTCGTAAACCTGATGGGGACGGAATCTTTTACCGGTATTATCAGATCAGTCGATCGGGCGAACCCGATGAAGCTGAGACTGAGCCAAAAAAAGAAGGGGAGTTAAGAACCGAATTCGAAGGTTCTCATAGCCCTTTCGGCTTTATCTGGAATATAGCCAGTGCCACCGGCTGGAGTGTGAAGTATATCCTGGAAAAGGTGAATTACCAGACGCTTATCCTGATGTTATCCGATGCCCCGCGCTATGTTCGCCGCCGGGTAAGTTCCCGAGACGGGCAACCGGATGGGGAAGTGGACGAAAGCTCTGCCGCAAAAGAAGCCGGTGATATAGTGAATTTTTTTCAAAGCAAATTAGAACTGTAGATTATGAAACCTGTAGAAATCGAGTTCCTGATGAAGGACAATCTTTCCGGCGGTCTTGACAAGGCCGGTCTTGCCGTCGATATCCTTGCCGTCAAGTCTGAAAAGGCCGCGGAGGCTATCAATGCCAAGATCGTAGAACAAAAGAAAGTGATCGAACAGGTTTCTTCCGATCTGGAACGTATGGAATCCCAGCTTCAGGGGATGAAGCCCGGTTCTGCGCAAGAGGAACTGGCTGCCGACGTCATGGCCTGTCGTAAAGTCCTGGAAGAGGAACGTGGCGCCCTTGAAGGTTTGGAAAAGGAACATGCCAAGGCAGAGGCAAGTGTCCGGAATCTCCGTAAGGAATACCAGCAGGTTTCCCTGGAAGAAGAGCGCGCGGCTGCCGGAAGCCAGACGCTTGCCGACAAGATCCGGGAGCAAAAGGAAGTGGTCAAACAGACGGAAGCCGATGTCAAGTCTCTGGAGAAAGCCTGGCAAAATGCCGCCCCCGGTAAAACAAAGGTGGCCGCACTTGACGAGCTGAACGCTGCCAAACGAGCCCTTGAAGAGGATAAAAAACTGCTCGTGCAATATCAGGGAGAACAGGAAAAGACGAGAATGACTACTAAACGGCTTTCCATGCAGTTGCGCGAGCTTCAGGACAATATGGCCCGTATGCGCCTGAACGGCCAGCAGAATACTGAAGAATACCGGAAATTGGCTCAACAGGCCGCGCTCCTTTCCGATACGCTTGCCGACTTGAATACCCAGACGCGGATCCTATCGAACGACGATGCCAACCTGCAGGGCTTCATGTCCGGAGTCAGCGGTCTCGCCGGTGTATTTACAACCGCTACCGGCGCCCTTTCATTATTCGCTTCGGAGAATGAGGACTTAGCTCGCATTCAGACACGCGTACAAAGCGTCATGGCCATCACTATGGGATTACAACAAGTGTTCAACACCCTGAACAAGGATTCCGCTTTCCGGCTGGTGACGGTGGTAAAGATGAAAAACCTGCTGACGGCTGCCAATACCCGGCTGGCTGTATCATTAGGTATCTCCACCGGAGCGGCGCAGGCTCTGATGGCTACGCTCACCTTGGGGCTTTCAGTTGTTATTACGGGACTTATCGTTGCCTGGGATAGATATTCGGACGCACAGGAGAAAGCGGCACAGAAGGCAAAAGAACGTGTAGAAATCGAATCCAACGGGCGGGCACAGATGATAAAGACACGCTTCGAGATTGATAACACGGTAAAGAGCCTGAAGAACTTTACCGGAAACAAGGAACAGGAGAAATCGAAAGTCGAGGAACTTAACCGGAAATATGGTGAATCTTTCGGTTATTACGACACGCTTGCCCAGTGGTATGATATCCTGATCCAAAAAAGTGAAGACTATATTCAAATGCTGTTCTTGCAGGCAAAAGCCCAGAATCTGGTAAATAAAGCCGTAGAAGCGGACGAAAAAGTCGCAACGATAAAAGCCACGGACAAAGACGATGTGGACGGCTCTATGGGCTGGTTCCAAAAAATGCTGTTATATTCGGCGCAGGGAGAGTCAAACGGTCAGATAGATGCCCAAAAGCTGATTGAGCAACATAACAAGGAAGCCAAGGAAGCTGCTGTAAAAAGCGCGGAAGAGGAACGTGACGCTTACCTGGAAGAAGCTGCCAAGTTACAGGAAGAAGCCGCTAAAATCGGAAAAAACTCCGGTATCGGTGGTCATGTGGAACCCGAAAAGCCGAAAAACGATCCGGATGCGAAAAAGAAACAGCAGGAAAAGATTAATGAAGAATTACTGGCCCTCCGCCGTAAGAACCAGGAGGATGAAATCAATCTCCGGAAAGAAGGTACGGAAAAGAAAATCCGGCAGATAGAACTGGACTATCAGAAAGAACTCGATGCCATCAAAAAACAGGAAAAGAAGTGGACGGATGCGAATGGAGGCAAACTAACGGAAGAGCAATCTACCGAGATTTCCACACGTTATGCCCATGCGGAAAGCCTGAAAGATAAAAGCATCGCTGAGACGAATGAGGAACAGTTGAAAGCGGATTTTCAGGCCATGCAGGACTACCTGAAAGAATTCGGAACGTTCCAGCAGCAGAAACTCGCCATCGCCCGGGAATACGACAGGAAGATTGCCGAATCCCAAAACCAATGGGAAAAGAAGTCACTGGAGAAGCAAAAGCAATCCGATATTGCCGGTGTCGACACGGAAGCAATGAAACAGAACATCGACTGGGTTACCGTATTCGGTGAGTTTGGCGGGATGTTCGACGGCATGATAAGGCCGGCGCTTGACGAAGCTAAAAAATACCTTCAGACAGACAAGTTCAAAAACTCCGACCAGGCAAGTCAAAAGGCCCTGGTCGACGCTATCAACCAAATGGAAAAATCACTTGGCGGTGCGGGAGGACTGAATTTCAAGAAGCTCGGCCAGGACATGACGACTTATCAGAATTCCCTCCTTGAACTGGATAGTTTCAAGGAACAGGAATCGGCCGCCATCACCAAACTTAAAAAAGCGCAGGAAGATTATGAAAAAGCGGTAAAGAACGGCACGGAACAGGAGCAGCTGGCTGCGGAAATTGCCCTTGAAAATGCCCAAAGCAATGCGGATGCCGCGTCCGAGAATGTGAAGACGCAGACGGATATCGTCAACCAGAACCAGCAGAACCTGTCTTCTACCGCCACCAATCTGAAGGTCAATATGGAAAGTGTGACGGAAGGTCTGTCAAAACTGGCATCCGGTGGATTAAGGAATGCCTATGACGGGCTGATCCAGACGGGTAAGGCTATGGGAGGCGCTTTTGAAAAAGTGGCGGAAAAGATAGAGGATGTTCCGATTATAGGCTGGATCATTTCCATTATCGATATTTTCAAAGACGGTTTGAGCAACCTTGTCGGTCCGTTGCTTGACTCGATATTCGATGCGATCAGTGGGATACTTAGCGATGTTTTGTCGGGTGACATATTCGTCACTATCGGTAAATCCCTCCGGGACGGCATAGGCAGCATCCTTAATTCCATAACATTTGGCGGTTGGGATTCATGGATGGGCAAGATAAACGGCAGTAACGCCAAGGAGGTGAACGAGATAGTCGATCGTCTGACGGAAAGTAATAAATACCTGGTGGCAGCCATCGAGAAACTGACGAACGAAATGGAGAATTCCGGCGGTGCCCAGTCCACTGATTATTACAAAGCAGCCTATAACAAACAGGTACAGAAAACCGAAAATGACCGGCAGATGCTTGAAGCCAAGATGGGATATCACTCCTCCCACCATTCGAATGACTATTATATCAATGACGCTTTCGGCTGGAGCGACTGGCAACGGGCTTCGGATCATGTCGGGAAAACACTTCGGTCGGCTTCCGACCTTTGGCGGCTTTCCCCGGAAGATTTGGCAAAGCTCCAGGAACTCCCCGACATTTGGGAAAAGATACACAGTGGGAAGTATAACCAGGATGAATGGCTGGATACATATATCGCGGATGCGAATACCCTGCTTGAACTCCAGCAGCAATGGCAGGATGCCATTACCGACACCTCCTTTGACAGTATCAAAAGCGGGATGAAAGACCTGTTGAAAGACTTTGAAACCGATTCAAAGGATGTGATCGCAAGCGTGGACGAATTTATGAAAAACGCCATCCTGAAATCCATTGTGGACGGGACCTATTCCGATGAACTCAAAAAATGGCAGGAAACCTTCGCTGAATACATGTCTGACGGCATCCTCTCGGAGAATGAAGCTGACATTCTGCGCAAACGCTATGAGGACATATACGACAAGGCGAACGCAAAGAAAAACGAAGCATTTGAGGCTGCGGGTATAACGGATGATTCCACGACCACCCAGAGCGGGAAAACCGGCAGCTTTTCCGCGATGAACCAGGACCAGGGCACGAAGCTGGAAGGCATGTTCACTTCCGGGCTGAGCCACTGGGTGAGTATCGACGAGAAAGTCGAGGATGTCGCCGGGCGTATGGCTATGGCGGAAAGTCATCTGGCCAAGATAGAAGAACATACCGGCGAGTGCAGGAAATCCCTTTCCGTTATCGCCGAGGATATCAATACAATCAAACGTGACGGAGTAAAACTGAGATCATGAGTATGGATACAATCATAGGCGGGCTGTTCCTTGTGAACGGTATCGATGTCTGGACGGAGTACGGTGTATTCCTGACGGAAGAGAAGCGCGGCGGCTGTGACAACCTGAAGGCCATCCTGGCTGCGAGCAAGACGAAAGAGCATACGGCGGTGGATATCCGCGAGAAAAACGGTGAAAAATACTCCGATGAACTCATTGTGGCCAACCAGGCTCGTGACGTGACGCTTCTTTTTGCCCTGTATGCCCCGACAAAAAAACAATGGCTGAAGAAGTACATGGACTTCATCGCCTTTTTGAAAACCGGGAACAAGGGATGGCTGTCCCTTTACTTCCCGCAGCTGGAACTGACGATGCGCGTGCATTATCTGGATAGCACTAACTTCACTCCACTGACTTATCTCTGGAAGGAAGGCGTGCAGGCCGGACGCTTCAAAGTGAAATTCCATGAACCCGAACCGGTTATTTAACACCATTAAAATGACGTTCAAACATGTTTTTAACAGTATATGACAGCAACAGGCAGCAGAAAGTCCTCCTTTCCCCGGAGGACAGTTCCACGCAGGTGAAGGCACTCCAGTCGGACAATGTGCTGACGTTATCCTTTACTTTATATGAATATGTCCCTCTGGATGTGAACGATTACGTGGATTTTGAGGGAGAACGCTACTGGCTGACGGAGCGATATTTCCCGAATGAAAAGAACACGCAGGAGTGGAAATACGATGTGAAGTTTTACGGAATTGAAAGCCTGATAAAAAGATTCCTGGTACTCAATACGGTGGACGGTGATCCGGAACCGGTATTTACCCTTACCGCCCCGCCACGGGAACATGTAGCCTTGATAGTAAAGGCTATCAATGACGGCATGAATAATACCACCGACTGGAAGGTCGGCACGGTTGAGGGTGCGGATAACATTGTGATAGATTACGAAGGCAAGTATTGCAATGATGCCCTGAAAGAAATTGCCGGTAAAGTACCCGGGACTGAATGGTGGGTAGAGGGGCAGACGGTGAACATCTGCCGTTGCGAGCATGGAGAAGAGATTACACTGGCTTATGGCCGGGGACTCACGGAAATCGAACGTGACAAGGCCGACAACGCCAAATTTTATACCCGTTTGTTCCCGATCGGAAGCAGCCGGAATATTGACCCGGAAAAATACGGGCACAGCCGCCTCCAGCTTCCCGGTGGTGAGAAGTACGTGGATGTCAACACTGACAAGTACGGTATCTTCCACCATTACGAGAAAGATGCCTTCGCGGATATCTACCCGCGTCGTGTCGGTACGGTCAGCAGTGTACGGAGCAAGCAGGCAAACAGTGAGGACGGTACCCCTTTCACTATTTACTACTTTAAAGACGATACCCTGAATTTCGATCCGAACAGTTACGAACTGGGCGGCAAGGTGAAACGTGTCTCTTTTCAGGAGGGCAGCGACCTTGCCGGGCTGGGGGATGATGAAGACGGGAACTATTATTTTGAGGTGAATTTCGACAGCGATACCCGCGAGTTCGAAATTAAAACCATTTGGCCGTATGATGACGATACCCAGCTTCCCGGTGACAAGCTGGTTCCGAAAGCCGGTGACAAATATATCCTATGGAATACCCGTATGCCTGATGAGTATTACGCCCTGGCTGAAGAGGAATTTCGTACGGCCGTGGATAAATACAATGAAGATAATGCCCTTGACATTTCGGTGTATAAGGGGCCTACAGACCATGTCTATATCGAACAAAACAATATAAGCCTTTATCTGGGTCGTCGTGTGCGTTTGGAAAGTATAGAGTACTTCCCGGAAACAGGCTACCGGAGCAGCCGTATAACACGGCTTACGCGAAAGGTGACATTACCCTCCCAGGTAGACCTTGAGATAAGCGATGCCATTTCCACCGGTGTGATGGAATCCATCAATAACAATATCGAGGGTGTAAAGAACTACACGAAAACAGCAGTGGAAAGATCATCCCTCCCTGATATTATCCGGAGTTGGGACAAGACCGTACCCACGGATAACAACCTGTTTTCTGCCAGGAAAAGCCGGAATGAGTTCCTGAATAAAAACGAGCGTGACCGCGCCAAAAGGAAGATCATCTTTGACGAGGGTATCGATGCCGGAGACTTTGAAGCCGGTGAACGTGGAGGAACGATTGACGGCAAAGGGAATGCGGAACTGCTTTCCCTTGTTATCCGGGAATTGCTTCGCAGTGCCAAGTTTGTGGACGGCCTTTTTGGGGAGGGGTTCCAACTTTGGATTGATGAAAACGGGCTGGCCAATTTAACACTGGACAAGTTGACCGTCCGGCAGATCATGGTAGTGCTGGAGCTATTGATTGAGAAAGTGAGGAGTGTCGGCGGCCAGCTCTGCGTGTCGGCAGCCAACGGCAAGATAAAAAGCGTTGAAAAGCAGGACGGTTACTATTTTATCACCTTTGAGCAGGATAATACTTTTGTGGCGCATGACCTGATGCGTTGTGCCACATTTAGCGGCGGGACGCTGCAAAATTACTGGGTGGAAGTGGCCGGGGTGGAAGGTAACAGTATCCTGGTAGCCGAGGAAGAATTTGACACCTCACTGCCGGTTCCGGGAGATGAATGCGTGCTGATGGGTAACACACGGAATACGCTCAGGCAGAACCTTATACTGATAAGCGCCACTGAGGACGGACAACCGAGGGTGGATGTTATGGACGGCGTGAAGGCGAAGAACTTTACGGACTGCCTGCGCGCACGTCTGGGTAATTTGGACGGTATCAAGGATGATTGGTTCCCCGCAGACAACCAGCCGCACGGCAACGGTCTGTACAGCGACAATGCTTATCTGCGCGGTACCTTCCTTCTGGTAACCGGCGAAGACATTAAGACGAAATTCGAGATCGTTGAAGGGAAAATAACAAGTTCCATTACGGCTCTCCGTCAGGATTTCGCCGCCGATCGTGGTTATTTGAACAACGCCGCTTTTGATGACGGTCTGGAAAAATGGAACACGGAGAACGAGACTGTATTCTTCCTGGTAGGTAACCGCTGGATATGGGCAAATAACAATGTTCTTTCCAAAAAAGGTGACAGTGCAAGCGTGACACAGGACGATGGTCGTACGGTAGTCCGGATCCGTAACAAATATATCCTCCAGAAACGGGTGAATTTGAAAAGCGTCCCTTCCTTTCCCGGGAACGGTGAGGACAAAAAGGAGGCTGTTCCGGTTTATCTGACCTTCTTCTACCGTTGCGCGAAAGCCGGTACCCTGCGGATTGAATTCGAGAACGTTGACAAGACTGGTTTTGCGAATTTCAACAGCCTGGAGGTGGAGGAAGAACTGGCTGAAACGGACGGATACGTTCAGTACACATGCAGCGGGCTTTGGAACGGAACGGGTGATTTCAAACTGTCATTTACCGGTGATATTTACTTGTACATGCTCATCCTCTCCACCGACAAGGTGGAATCCCTGGCTCACCGGTACAAGACCCTGTTTGAACAATCGGAACGCCTGGTTAAGATTTCGGCCGCCGTATTCGACAAGGACGAGAACTGCCTGCAGGAAACCGGCCTTATGGTAAAGCCCGAAGGTTCCGGCATTTATATGCAGGGTCCCGACGGTAAACTGGCGCTGATCGGCGTGGGTGTGGAGGAAACGGATACTGCCGGGAATAAACGGACCGTGGTGAAACTGACTGCGGAGAACATCCGTATGGAGGGCTTGGTGACAGCGAACGACAATTTCAAGATTCTGGAGGATGGGTCGATGGAGGCCAATTCCGGTACATTTTCCGGATATCTGAAGACGAGATTTCATCTGATAGAATCAAGCGATGCCGTATACACGACCGATTCGGCACGTGGTGAGAGTGGTTATATGATCGGCCGGGAACTGAACCTGAAGGTTGACATGGGCGGTTCCAGCAACGGTGCCGATGTCATACTCCCGAATGACGTGGGATATATCGGTTCGCGTGTAATCCTGTACAACGGCTGCCATCCGCCTTATACAAGGACGATTGGTTCCATCCGGTACAGCACGGTGCGTGTGGATGACGGCAGCCTGTTGCGCGGTACGAATGTCAACCTTGGCGAAGAAGGGCTGCTCTCCTATGAAGACCCGTACAAGATCGCTTGGATGAGCGGTATCATCGAGCTTATCGGTACTCCTGAATATAACGGCCAATTCGTTGTGGACTTGCTCTCGTGGCGTGGAGCCTTCGCTGCTCCTCCCGCCTCGCCCTCGAATGGGTGGTTGTATTACGATGTGACGGCTAACCGCAACTACATGTACTGGTATGGTGAGTGGATCGAATTTCCCGCCTACGGTGATGACACCGATGACCTTCGCATCACCTGGAAAGGTGTTCTTTCCTCCGCCCCGGCGAATCCTGAAAGGAACTGGCTCTACGTTACTTCCGTGAACCGGTATCTTCTCATCTACACGGGTGAGAAATGGGAGGACATAGGTTTCAATTTTAATTACCTGAACAAGTGCGGCTGGTGTATCCTTGGCTTCAGCGCGCTTTCATACAAGTATTACAAGGACTGACAAAAATAGATAAGGAGAAATAGTTATGGCACTTACAGAAGCGGAAAAAACCGAATTAAAGAAAGATATCCTGAATGCTATCAAAGCGGAGAGCCAGGGTGTTGATGAACTGGCCGAGGTCACCTCGCTGGACAATATCAAGAGCCTTCCGGCAATGCGCGGGCAGGAGGTTGTGCTTGCCCCCGTCTCACTGTTGAAAAAACCTGCGGAGGATGCCGCCACCACGGCCAAAGCTGCCGCCGCAACAGCCAACAATGCGGCATCGGCAGCCAACACGGCGGCGGGGAATGCCGCAAGTGCGGCCGGGGTCGCGGATGCCGCTGCGAACACCGCGAATGCTGCCGCCGCCGATGCGAGTGCAGCGGCCAAGGAGGCCATTCAGGTGAAAAAAGAATATGTAAACACCGCATTGGCTGCATTGAAAGGTGCGACAGCCCGTTTCGGTGGATTTATTGAAATAAGCGATGGTGATATTGATTTCTTTGATGACAGTGTGGAACATTCTCCTGAAGAGATTCAATACAGCCCTTCGCATAAGTTGTTTGTCGTTCAGGCAAGTGTCAAAGAATACTATACGTCATGGCCAGGCAGCGAGATATATAACCAGAACGGGACGTTACTGAAAAATAAAGCCTATCTGTATGGGGAGGTGCTTTATGTCTGGAGTGACGAGGAAAACGGACTCGTTGAAATCAGCGGCAGCGGTGGTGGCAACACGTTGAATGTTTCGGAGGCATATCCTCTGGATAGCGGCTATTATACTCTTGCTACCGCTATCATTGCCGTAGAAGAAAAACAGCGCGGCAAAGGCCGTTGTATCACCTATGAGGTTTCTCAGGGAAAATGGGAGACCAAACAATTTGCCGGTACCAATCTTTCCAGCTGGGGACAGGTTGCCAGTTGGGAAGATTTCGGTGGTGCCGGTACGGTGAAAAGTGTAACAGTCAACGGTGAAAGACAGAATCCGGACAGTACCGGGAATGTGAATATAATCTTTAACGAGACTGAGGTGGACGAAAGTCTGGATGCTTCCAGTACCAATCCTGTACAGAACTCCGCTATTACAGCCAAACTAAACGAAATGGATGCGAATACCATTTTCGGTGCTACTGCCGACCTCAGTGAGGACGAGAGCTCTGTCCGTCTGACGCTGAAGAATAAAAGCGGTGCCGAGGTAGTCTCCGTAGACCTTCCTGCCGGCAGCGGTGGCGGTGGCGGCGGAGAAACCGCCACGACAAAAATAGTACTGGGCGCTTCCGTTGACCATTCGATCATCAAGGAGGGAAGTTCGGCCCTTCTTACTTATACTTATGACCACCAGTACGCCGGGGGTGATGAAAAGGGACAGCCTACCGGTCAGAAGGCCACTATCCGGATAACCATTCTTCGCGGCTCCACTACCATGTACAGTGACACCCGGTATGATGTGAGCAAGGGCAGCTATTCACTTGACCTGACCAAGTATCTCATGGTAGGTACTACCGATGTATATGTTTATGCCACCACTACCGACCCTATCACAGGCAAGACTCAGACCAACCGGGCGTATGTAAGCGTTAAGGCGGTTACCTTGTCACTGACAAGCAGCTATAATCTTGCCGGAAGCATCGCCGGGGGTGGCTATAATACCAACGACACGGTCAACCTTCCCTATACTGTTAGCGGATCCGGGACAAAGGTGGTCACCTTGTACGTGGACGGAAAACAGCAAAACGCCAACACCGTGACCCGCAGCGGTACCACCAATGGAAGTTTCAACCTTTCGATGACCGGTTTCAACGTAGGCCGGCATACAGTTCAGATGGTTGCCGAGATGGAGGCGAGTGCGGACCTGACGCTGAAATCTGAAAGCATTTACATCGATATCCTCAAGTCGGGCAGCAGTGCCCCTTTTATCGGCACGATGATGAGCTTTACCGATGGTCGTATCTTTTCTTCGTCCGACCACCTGACCCCGCTCCTGGAAGCCGGACAGTTCGAACAGGTGAAATTTGATTTTGTGGTGTATGACCCCTCTGCAACTCCGACTAAAATGTCCGTTTTCCGTGACAATGTGCAGACTCAGGAGGTTAGCGTCCCGCGAACAACGCAGACTTATGTGAACCGTTTCACGGAAAAGGGAAGAGTCTCCATGAGATTCCAGTGCGGTGCTACCCGCTACCCGCTCAATATTGACGTGACCGATTCCGGCATTGACCTGAGCGAAACAACTTCCGGGCTGCAACTGAAACTTTCGGCAGCCGGTCGTAGCAATACAGAAGGCAATCCTGGTAGCTGGGAATATAATGGTGTAAAAACAACATTCGAGAACTTCGACTGGCAGAGCAACGGGTGGACGGGCGACTCCCTTAAACTGACGAACGGCGCATCCATCGATATAGGTTATAAGCCTTTTACATCTGACGCCACGACAACCGGCGCCACCTACGAACTGGAACTGACCTGCACGAATGTGACAGACCGGAGCGGCCTTGTTGTGGACTGTATGAACGGCGGTGTAGGTATGCAGCTTACCACGCAGGAAGCCCTGATGCGCGCCAGTGGCGGTACGGAGGTAGGTACGAAGTTCGCCAGCGGCATCCAGCTGAAAATTGCTTTTGTGGTGGGCATGAAGTCCGGCAGCCGCCTGATGGAACTGTATGTGAATGGTATCCGGTGCGGTGCCAAGCAGTACGGCGCTACTGAAGGAATGCTCCAGGCTGTACCGTCAACCATCAGGGTGACAAGCGACAGTGCCGACGTGGAATTGAGAAACCTCCGCGTATATAACCGGGCACTGACCGATGACGAGTGCCTCTCCAACTTCATGGTCGACCGCCCGACAAGTGACGAGATGGTCATTCTCTTTGCCCGTAATGACGTGATGAATGACGAAGGCACCGACGTGGATATCGACAAACTGAGGCAGCAGGGCAAGGCGGTGATGCGCATTGTGGGGGATGTGGACCTTGTGAATCAAACGAACAATAAGAAATTTGAGGTGGCAGCGGATATCTATTTCTACAGCCCCTACGGGAAAGAGTATGACTTCATAGCCCGGAATGTCGGTCTCCGTATTCAGGGAACATCCAGTACCACTTATCCCCGTAAGAACTACCGTTTGTACTTTGAGCGTAGCGAGAAATACGGCACGACGCTGGAAGTAAACGGCGTGAATATTCCCGACCTTAAATACGCTTTCAAACCGGGAGCCCGTCCGATCAGCATTTTCTGTCTGAAGGCTGACTTTTCCGATTCCTCCAGTACGCACAATACCGGTGCGGTGCGTATTGTGAACGATATCTGGAAGCGTTGTGGATGGCTTACTCCTCCGCAGGCTGCGTATACCGGGAATTATGACGTACGTATCGGCGTGGACGGGTTCCCGATGGACCTGTTTTATGATAATGACGGCAGCGGTATAAATACCTATCTGGGCAAGTACAACTTTAACAATGAAAAGTCAGAGAGTGCCATCGTTTACGGATTCGAGGGCATCGAGGGTTACAACGATGAAGAAACATTGAATGGGCAGCGGAACAAATGTATTTGCGTTGAGTTCCTGAACAACTCCGAGGCTTTGTGCCTTTTTGGTACTTCGAACCTTTCAAACTTCGATGACGCGCTTGAATTCCGTTTCAAGGCTGATACTACCTGGGCAGATGCGCATGAAGACGACAAGGCGGCAGTTACCCGGCTTTGGACTTGGATTGACTCCTGTAAGGGCAGCCCGACGAAGTTCCTGAACGGGTACAAGGAGTATTTCGGAAACGACAGCCCGTTTGCATGGTATTTGATTACCGACTACTTCATGGCAGTGGATAACCGGGCCAAAAATATGATGCTGGCAACCTGGGATGGCAAGATATGGTACTTCCTCCCTTATGACATGGATACCATCCTGGGAAGCCGTAACGACTCGGTGCTAAAGTATGACTACACCATTACGCACAATACCATTGATGAAAGTATCGGAAGTTATGCCTTTGCCGGTCACGATAGTGTTTTGTGGGAACTGGTACGTGGTTGTCCGGACAAGCTCCGTGAGGTGGCTGATACGTTACGGTCCAACATGAGCCTTGAATATGTGCTTGAAGTACTGAATGAAGAGCAGATGAACAACTGGTCAGAACGCATTTATAACAAGGACGGCGAGTATAAGTATATCAAGCCGCTGACAGAAGGCGTGTCTACCACCGGCGGCACGAGTTATTACGATTATTTGTATGCCCTTCAGGGAAGTCGCTACGCGCACCGTACTTTCACGCTCCAGAACCGCTTTGCCCTCCTGGATAGCCAATATGTCTGCGGCACATACCGGAAAGATAGCTTTGGTGTCTATTTCGGTTACAAGTTCTCAACGGACAACCGGAAGCTGAAGCTGACAGCCAGCGAACGGTATTATTTCGGGTATGGTTATACAAGCGGTACTCCCCATCAAAGCGCCGTACTTGCCGAGGATGCCGGAAGCCAAGTCGAACTGACACTTGACACCGACCTCATCGTAAACGACCCGCAATACGTATACGGCGCGAGTCGTATCCTTGGCCTTGACCTGACAGATGTAAGCCACGCCATATTGCAGACGCTCAACCTGAATAACTGTACGGCTCTCCGTACGCTTGACGTGAGCTGTGCCGCAACGCAGACGACGCTGAATGCTTTATTGGTAAACAACTGTCGTAATCTCCGGGAGTTGAACATGACAGGCTTGAAATCTTCATCTTTCACCGGCATGGACCTTTCCAACAATACGAAGCTTGAAACGTTCCGTGCCGGGAAGTCCGCGCTGACAGGTGTCAGTTTCGCCCAGGGCGCACCTCTTTACACATGTGTCCTTCCATCTACCCTCCAGACGCTGGAACTGCGGTACCTGAACAAACTGACGAACTCGCGTCTGACATTGGAAGGAACGAATAATATCACACGTCTGGTAGTCGACAACTGCGCACAGCTTAACTGGCAGACCCTGTACAACCGATGTGCAAATGTGAAATATCTCCGTGTTACGGGTATCGACCTTGAAGGCGACGGTTCCCTTTTGCGCACACTTCTCAAAGTGGGCGGAGTAGATGAGAATGGCGGAAATGTTGATACGTGCCGCCTTGTTGGCAGCTACCGGTTAACAAAGTACGTGGCCGATGAGGAATTCGGCGAACTGACCGCCCACTTCCCAGAGTTAAACATCCGACAGCCGGATTATACCATGATTGAGTTTGATGACTCGGTTGCGGATGACGCGAATGTGTCGAATCTGGACAATGAGACCGGGTACAAGTATGGGAATGACTATTCGCCGAGCGGACATATCTCGGCCATTCTGAAGAAGCGTCATCGCGTTCTTGCGAAAGTTACAAAGAAGCCTACGAGCAAAAGTGTAAAAATAGCTAACATAGAGACGACAATGAATAATCTGGATGGTGAGATGACCTATTATCCGCTGCATGACGAAAACTCCAATTACTATGCTGACCAGTCCGAGGTGAAGAACTGCACGACAGCCAAACTGGATGGTACGGAAGGCGACTGGATGCTTCTTGAGCCCCATTACTGGAGCAAGGGTGTGAATGATTATCTGAATGGCAAACATTACAGCTGCTACAGTTCTAATGATGTAATGCCGGAGATTCCTTCTGCCAAAGTAATGACATTGGAAGAAATTCAGGCTGACGGTAAATACCGTAAGGGTTATAAGCTGATGAGCGGCAGGGATACCCTTGCGGATTCCTATTCTGCTGATACGAATTATTCCGTTTGCCAGGTCGATGTGTCCGGTTACAAACGTGTACGTTTTCCGAGTGTTCCCGGTACGAATCTGATAGGTAACGCCTTTGTGGATGCTTCGGGTACCATTGTTTCTGATATTGTTGTCCCCACGCTGTCTTGCATGTTCGAGGCAGGCATGTACCTTATTTCGGATATCCCGTCCAATGCTGTTACTTTGAACTTTACGATTATGAACACCGCTGAATTTGACAAGGTCGTACTCAGTAATAGTACTAAAATTGAAGACATGGAGCCCGACTGGGTTGAGAATGACGAGTGCCTTTGTGCCGTTGTGGGTAGCTCGGTGGTGGGCAGCAAGCTGCGCAGTTGCATCACCGGCAGTTCAACTGCCGCGAGTATGACGTGGACGGATTTCCATTATTACAGTGTGCAGCGCGGAATGCAACAGATTGACCCACTTTTGCACAGCCATATCGCTAACCTGTTTTACGCCCATTACGGCCGTCGTGACAGCCAGGAACAGTGCGGTGCCGGACAACATACGAACATGTGTGTGACGGGCGGAACAGCCAAATATGGCATGAAAGACACGATAGGCTATGAGGAAGCCCATAATATCAACGCTAACGTGACTAACTCGGTGATCGAATTTCAAGTCCGGCAGTATGCGTGGTATAAGGACAGCACCGGTACCAGCGTTGAGCAGGTGAATAATACTTGTTGTCTCGGTTACGAAGATATTTATGGCCATAAATACGACATGATGGACCGCGTCGATCTTCCGAATGACAGTGGCAATCAGTATAAATGGCGTATTTGGATGCCCGACGGGAGTATTCGTATGGTGAAAGGAAAATCCGACAGCGATCAATGGAATGTCGCAATGTATCACGGCAAATATATGGACATGATACCTGTCGGTACTGTCAGCGGCTCGTCTTCGACGTACTATTGTGATAAGTATTATATATCGGCTTCTACCAGCCGTGTGGTTTATCGTGGGTGCGCCGGCGCGAACTCGGCGGGCGGTGTGTCGTGCGCGCATGCGAATAACGATGCTTCGAGCTCGAGCACGAATGTCGGCTCTCGTCTGGCCTTCCGCGGTCGGATCGTCAAGGCGTCGAGCGTTGCCGCGTATAAGTCGTTAAGCGAGATGGCGTAAGCGTAGCGCGAAAGTCGGGAGCGAAGCGACAAAGCGTCCGGTGTTCCCTGGTTAAGGGAACGCCGTTCCTTACGGGCGTAAGCCCGTCGAAAAATATTTTTTTGTAAACGTACTTTGCAATTTTAGGGTTATGATTCTGAAAAATAGTACTTTTGCATTTATAAGGTGGCGCTTCCCATAAGCCGTGTGGTTTATCGTGGGTACAACAACGCGAACTCGGCGGGCGGTGTGTCGTACGCGAATGCGAATAACGATGCTTCGAACTCGAACACGAATGTCGGCTCTCGTCTGAACAACAACCAAAAGAAATTTAAATCGGCGTACAACACCGGGGACGTGTCCCCACCGTGGAGCCGAGGGAAGCAAGCCTCAGTAACAGCAGCTGTAAAGTTGGAAAACTGAAAAATCGAGCGTCGGGTAGGGTTTGGTAGGTCGGTAACGATTCGAAGAAGCTGGACCCGGGGGATTGAAGGCCCCAACAATAAAAAAAGAAAGGTATTATGTATAGAGTAGGTTATGTCATCGAGGAAATTATAAAGGAGTCCAATATGGACACCTCTTTCCGTCAAGTCCTTCGTGGAACGGACAGGAAACACAGCCACCAAGGAAGCTACCTGCTTGCGCATAAGCCGGAAGTACTGGCAGAACTGACCGCGCAAATCGCGGCCGGAACTTTCCGGGTGAAGGACTACCGGGAACGGGAAATCATGGAAGGTGGGAAACTGCGGCGTATTCAGATTCTTACAATGAAAGATCGTATAGCCGTTCATGCTATCATGGCAGTGGTAGACCGCCATCTCCGGAAACGCTTCATTCGTACCACTTCTGCCAGTATCAAGGAACGGGGGATGCACGACCTTCTGGCGTATATCCGTCGTGACATGAAGGAAGATCCGGAAGGAACGCAGTACTGCTACAAGTTCGATATCCGCAAATTCTATGAGAGCGTGAAACAGGACTTCGTGATGTATTGCGTAAACCGGGTATTCAAGGACAAGAAGCTCATTGCCATGCTGGACAACTTTGTCCGCCTGATGCCGGAAGGTATCAGTATCGGCCTCCGTAGTTCACAAGGTTTGGGTAATCTACTATTGTCTGTTTATTTGGATCATTATCTGAAAGACAAGTACGCTGTCCGTTATTTCTATCGGTATTGTGATGACGGCGTGGTACTGGCCAAAACGAAAGCGGAATTATGGAAGATTCGTGATGCCATCCACTATTATACGGAACGTCCGGCTCTTGTTATCAAAGAGAACGAACGTGTATTCCCGGTGGGTGAGGGTATCGACTATCTGGGGTATGTGACTTACGATGCGGACTATGTCCGTCTTCGCAAGCGTATCAAGCAGAAGTTCGCCCGAAAAATGCACGAGGTAAAGTCGAGAAAAAGGAGACGTGAACTGATAGCGTCATTCTATGGAATGGCCAAGCACGCCAACTGTAATATGTTGTTTAAAAAATTAACAGGCAAAGACATGAGATCATTTAAAGACTTGAACGTCGCTTATAAGCCCGAAGACGGCAAAAAGCGATTCCCCGGCGTGGTGGTAAGCATCCGGGAGCTGGTAAACTTACCGATTGTAGTGAAGGACTTCGAGATGGGCATTAAGACCGAACAGGGTGAGGACCGCTGTATCGTGGCCATCGAACTGAACGGTGAACCGAAGAAATTCTTCACTAACAGTGAGGAGATGAAGAACATCCTCTCGCAAGTGAGAGAAATGCCGGATGGGTTCCCGTTCGAGACGACCGTTAAGACGGAAACGTTCGGTAAAGGTAAAACAAAGTATGTATTTAGCTGATGGAACGAATAGAAGGAACATCCGGGGTGAAGCTGATCGAGTGCGTGAACCCGGTAAAACAGAAATGGCGCATCCGTTGGGATGTGCAGGAAAAAGAGGACGGTTCTGCGACCTATATGGAGGAGGAATTTATAGGAAAGCCCTCACCGGTGGCCATAAAGTCCGTAGTTATAGGCTGGTATAATCAGCAGATTGAAGAAACTATACTTTCGGGTTTTGTATATGAGGATATGCCGGTGTGGCTTTCTACAGAGAACCAGTTCAACTATAAGGTAGTTTACGACCTTGCTGTGCAGACAAAAGGAGCCACGCTCCCAGTGGTATTTAAGTTCGGAACCGACGAACAAGTACAGTACCGGATTTTCGGCACGTTGGAAGAACTGGACGATTTCTATAAAAAAGCCATGACACACGTACAGGACACGTTGACTGACGGTTGGGAAAAGAAAGATGCTTTTAATCCGGAACTTTACCGGGTAGAATAGTATCAGAGTAGAATCCTTCGGGGGAGGATGGAAAAAGCCCCCGGCCTGTTAAAAATCATCTCACCTACTTTTAACAACATGTACGCCTGAACGCACGACCGGGGGCAAATACCCCTGTCGCGTTCAGGCTTTTTAATTATGTTGTAAAGTAAGTGAGATGGTGCAAAGATACAAAAATAATGTTGTATGAAAGTGATTGAGTTATTAAACTTTAACCGGGAACTGTTGAAAAAGCTACAGGAGGCCGGAATACGCCTCGAAGATGCCCGGTATATTGACCTCTATATGGATTATGTGAGGTTGTTGAATCAAGGCGATAAGGTTTCGTATGTCGTGGCCGTTTTGTCTGAAAAGTATTCCGTGAGCGAACGCAAGGTTTATGCACTGGTAAAACATTTCCAGAGTGACTGCAATCCTCTTGCAGTATGAACAAGGCATTTTATGCCGGAATCACCGCCATTCCCTGCTATCTTTATAGCATATCAAATTTAACAGGAGAAATGGCAATGAATAAGTATTATCGTATCCTGGACAAGATACTTGTCACAGGAAAAACACAGACTAACAAGAAGGGAAGTATACAGTATCTTTTGAATGAGCAGTTGTCCCTGACCCCGGCAGACTTGCTCGATATATTCGAGGGACACAATATCGCCCGTAAGAAACTCCGCAGTGAACTTCAACTGTTTATGCAGGGCGAGCGTAACGTGGAGAAATACCAGGAGGCGGGCATCAACTGGTGGGACTACTGCGGCTCCATCTTAGTGAACAGCTACCCGACGTATTTCGAAAAACTTCCGCCGCTGATCGCGAAGATCAACCGGGAGAAACGCAACAGTAAGAATTATGTGCTGTTCCTGGGCGAAACCGGAGCGGAGAGTAACCAAGCACCTTGTTTAAGCCTGGTGCAGTTCCAACTGGACGGTGGCGAACTGGTGCTGTCTGCATACCAGCGGAGCAGCGATGCAAACCTCGGGTTGCCTTCCGATATCTATCATCTTTACCTGATGGCCCGTCAGATAGAACTCCCTCTAAAGTCGATCACCCTGAATCTGGGCAATGTACATATCTATGAGAATAACATTCCCGGTACCCGTGCGCTGATAAGCGGTGACGAGACTGTCCGGTTCGAACTCAACGTGTAGTAGACACTGCAGGCACTGTGCAGCGGGAAACGTTCAGACTTCCCGTCTCCTTTAGTGAATTCTAAGGACCTTTGCAGCCGTTTTAAAGCAAAAAGAAATGAGAAAGATGTATTTGTCCGCCCCGCTTCCTTTCGTGGGGCAAAAACGCATGTTTGCAAAGGAATTTATTAAAGTATTGGGACAGTTCCCGGAGAGTACTGTGTTTGTGGATATTTTCGGCGGTTCGGGACTTTTGGCGCATATAACCAAGTGTACCCGCCCCGATGCTGTTGTAGTGTATAACGACTTCGATAACTATCGTGAGCGGCTGAATAATATCCCTGCAACTAATACCTTGCTGGCTGACCTGCGCCATATTGTGGAAGGCTGGCCGAGACTTAAGCCGATTACCGGTGAAACACGTGATAAAGTGTTTCACCGTATTGAAAAGGAAGAGAAACAACGTGGGTATGTGGACTATATCACCCTGTCTACATCCCTTCTGTTCTCCATGAAGTACAAGGTTAGCCTGGAAGCTATGAAGAAAGAAACCATTTATAATAGAATTCGAGCTTCGGATTATCCTGATCCGAAAGACTACCTGGAAGGACTAACTGTCACCAGTGAAGATTATAAAGAAGTATTCAAACGTTACAAGGATGTTCCGGGTGTTGTTTTCCTTGTGGATCCGCCGTATCTCTCTACCGATGTAGGGACTTATAAGATGTACTGGCGCCTGGCAGATTATTTGGACGTACTGAATGTACTGAAAGATCATTCGTTCGTATACTTCACCTCGAACAAATCCTCCATACTCGAACTATGTGACTGGATAGGCGAGAATCCATTCATAGGCAATCCATTTAAGGAGTGTCAAAAAGTAGAGTTTAATGCGCACATGAACTATAACACCGGGTACACGGATATAATGCTGTACACAAAGCCGGATAATGAACTGGGTGCAGCTGCTTAACACTGCATAAAGATAGTGATTTTTCTTGAACTAACAATGGCTTTTGAATGATATTTTAAAGCCGTTCAAAGAGTATTTTACGATGAATAAAAACGGTGAATATAGCCATCTTAAAAGGACTATGCTCACCGTTTTTCATGTACGTTTCGTTTTTGTACTTTTTGAAACGCTTGGTTTTTGTAAAAGCGTCCGAGTCGTTTTTCCGGATTTA